TTACAACCTAAAGGAACATCTATTGTTTCTAGAATGAGAACAGTTACTGCTAGAAGTGTAAGTGGTATTGAGACATCATTTGATGATAAAGGATATGAATCCATAGAATTAAATAATTCAAACTATCTTAATTCTCCTCGGATGATTGCTTCTAAAGTCAATGAAGATAGTAAGTTAACTTCATTACCTGGTAATAAGTCATTCAACTTACAATGTGATTTAGATAGCACTGATACTAACATATCACCTGTTATTGATATTGATAGGGTTAGTGCAATACTTACCACTAATAGGATAGACGATCCTGTTGATAAGTTCTCTAGTAGTGCTTTGGTTAAGACTCCTGGAAAGGATCCTAACTCAGCAACTTATGTAACTAAAACTGTTGGACTTCAAGTTCCTGCTAAGGGTATTAAGGTTATGTTTGCTGCTAATAGAGCAAGCACCTCTGATATTAGAGTAGCATACTCATTATTCAGACAGGATTCTTCAGAAAATGAAATACGTTATGAACTCTTCCCAGGGTATGATAATATTGAGAACGGGAACATTATAGATACTAAGAATAATTCTGGATTACCAGATAGGTTTGTTCCACCTTCCCAAGGAAGGGGTGACTACCGTGATTATGAATTTACTATTGATGATTTGTCTGAATTTACTGGGTTCAAGATTAAGATTATGATGACTGGAACTAATCAGGCGAAACCTCCTGTTATTAGAGAATTCAGGACAATTGCTCTTTCATGACTTTAATCCCTGTTGAAAATACTCATGCTCTTTATAGAGATGAAGAATCAAACGCAATTGTTTCCACTGATATGAATGAACATCAAAAGTATCTTGAATCGCGTAAGCGTAAAGATAGTGAAAAGGCTGAATTAGACAGTCTTAAAGGTGAACTTAAAGAAATCAAAGACATGCTAAAGGCTTTAGTAAATGGCAACTAGAACATTCACATTCGATAGCACATCTGACTATCCACCAGTTTCTGACTTGGTGATAAATGTCGGTGCTTCATTTACTTGCACTTACACTGTTAATACTACTGCAGGTAGTGCATATGATTTCACAAATCATACACATTTATCAGGACAACTGGCAAAGCACGTTGGTGCTGCAGCGACTGCTACTTTTACAGTTGGATTTACTAGTGCTTATGATGGTAAATTCCATATTGGTTTAAATACCACACAGACATCAGATTTAAAAGAAGGTAGATATTTTTACGATGTAAACGCGAAGACTGGAACAACGGTAAATAGAATAGTAGAAGGACAAATTATAGTTAGAGGTGGTATATCTTCTACCCTTTAATAAATAGATAAAAACTTGGTAATATGGCGAAGCCTAGCTCCAGATCCGGATTAATAGATTACGCTAAACGGCAATTAGGTGCTCCTGTTGTCGAAATTAATATTGCCGACGAACAATGTGAAGATCTATTAGACGATGCTTTCCAGATGTTCCAGGAAAGGCATTATGATGGCGTTTTGCGGATGCCGTTAAAATATAGAGTTACTCAAGATGATATTGATAGGGGAAAGGGCCCTGGTGCTACTGATCCAGTAGGTATTGTAACTACTACAGTAACTGATTCTACTCTAGGCACTTTTGATTATGAGGAGAATCAAAATTATATTAAGTTACCATCTTCAGTAGTTGGTGTAGAGAAGATTTATCGGTTCGATGGTTCGAACACGATGACGAATAATATGTTCAGTGTGAAATATCAGTTATTCTTAAATGATGTTTACTACTTTGATTCAATGGAACTCTTAACCTATTCAATGGTTAAGACTAAATTATCAGATATTGATTTCTTATTGAACACAGAGAAGCAGATTAGATTTAATATTAGACAAGAGAGATTATATCTTGATATTGATTGGGCAGAATTAACAAAGGATGATTTTTTAATCATTGACTGTTATAGAATTTTAGATCCTGATGATTTCACTAAAGTCTATAATGATAGGTTTGTGAAGAGATATTATACTGCTCTTATGAAGAGGCAGTGGGGACAAAATCTTATTAAGTTCCAAGGTGTCAAACTCCCTGGTGGTATTGAGTTGAACGGCCGTCAGATGTATGACGATGCTCAACTTGAAATAGATAAGATTGCTGAAGAAATGATGCGTAGTTATGAGATTCCACCTCTTGATATGATAGCGTAATGGCATTAAATCCATTCTTCACTCAAGGTACTCGTAACGAGCAGGACCTTATTCAATCTCTCAATAATGAGATGATTAAGGTTTATGGTGTGGAATGCTATTATATTCCACGCAAATACTTGACGACAAATACTATTATTAAAGAGGTAGTACAGTCAAAGTTTGATGATGCTTATCCATTAGAAGCATACGTTCAGAACTATGATGTCTATCAAGGTAATGGTAGAATACTATCAAAGTTTGGTGTGGAAGTGCAAGATGATATTAATTTGGTTATTTCCAGAGAAAGGTTTGAATCATACATCCATCCTCTTATTAGAAATGAAACGGGAATTAAATTATCCACCAGACCGAAGGAAGGAGATTTAATATGGTTCCCGTTAGATGATAGACTGTATGAAATTAAGTTTGTTGAACACGCTAAACCATTTTATCAGTTAAAAGAATTATATGTCTACGAACTCCAGTGTGAAGTATTCCGTTATGAAGACGAAACGATTGATACTGGAATTGGTACAATTGATGATGAAACCACCGAGATTGGATACTCACAAACTCTCACACTTACTGGTGTCGGAACAACAGCTACTGCTGTCACCACATTTAGAAACGGCGGTATTCAGTTCATTGATCTCATTAATCCTGGAAATGGATACAGGGCAACCCCCACAGTTGCAATTTCTTCTGCTCCAGGTGGCGGCATTACAGCTACTGCTGTAGCAATAACAACTAGTAAGGTTGGACTTACTACTTCCTATGCTATTGAAAGTATCCGGATAACTGATCCTGGTGCTGGATATACAGAACCACCACTTATTAGTTTTGCTGGTGGAGGTGGAACAGGTATTGCTGTAACAGTCGGTATTGCTACTACAGGTACAGTTGGTATAGTAACCATTACAGATGGTGGTGACGGATATTATGGTACAACCCCCACAATCACCTTCAGTGCGCCTGTAACAGGCACTACAGCACTTGGTGAAGTAGTTGCTGTAGGAGGCACTATACGCTCTGCTAGACTGTCTAACGCAGGTGCAGGATATACTACTGTTCCTACAATCACTATTAGTAATCCAGGTTTACTTGGATCTGGTGATTTCTACTTTAATGAGGAGGTTACAGGTGGAACGACAGGCACGAAAGCTAGAGTCAAGTCTTGGGACGGAAGTACTAAGACCCTTGTGGTGGGTATTGCGACAGGAACATTCCTCGAAGGAGAGTCTATTACTGGTGACGAATCAGCGGCAGTTTACACTCTTGCAGTGGATACTACTGATGATTTAGTTACACCATATGCTGATAATGACAACATTCAATCAGCATCAGATGATATAATAGATTGGAGTAGAGGAAATCCATTTGGAGAAGCATAAATGACAGCAAAAGTAACACATGGTTATTATGACCCTGATGGAGACTTAGAATGGTTTCCAGCAAACCCCTTAGATTCTATGCCCCTTGCGACTGATAAATCAACTGAAAATTATGCTTCACGTCATAAGTCAACACCTGATAGTGAGAAAGGTGCTGAGGAAGTAGTTACTATGCATGAGAAAATGTATAGGATGGCCACAAAGAATGGTACTACGATTACAATGGGTGGATCTGAAAATCTGTTAAATAGTAATTAGTTAATTCGCTATTTGGTCTGTGTTTGAATATTTCTATCATGAGATACTGCGTAAAACCGTTATTGGTTTTGGAACGCTCTTTAATAACATACAGATTAAGCACGTAGACAGCAATGCAAAATCTGTCAGTGTGATGAAGGTTCCTCTTGCCTATGGTCCAATCCAGAAGTTTTTGGCTAGGATAGAGCAATCACCTAACTTAAAGGGAGCACAAACTCTGACGCTTCCTAGACTGTCTTTTGAATTTACTGGTTTAAGTTACGATCCAACAAGGAAAGTAACCCAGACACAAACTTTCTTAACTGCTCCTAGTGCAGATAAGACAAAGGCTAAGAAAGTTTATATGCCAGTTCCATATAATATGACTTTCGAATTAAATGCAGTTGCTAAAGTAAACGACGATGCACTGCAAATTGTTGAACAAATATTACCATACTTCCAACCTTCTTACAACTTAACTGTTAATTTACTCTCTACTATTGGTGAGAAACGAGATATACCAATAGTTTTAGATGGCGTTTCCTTTACTGACGATTATGAAGGAGATTTCTCTGAGAGGAGAGCATTAATTTACACACTAACATTTACCGCTAAAACATATCTATTCGGTCCTGTTCCTTCTTCCTCTGGTGGAATAATCAAGAAAGCAACAATTGATTATAGTACAAGGAAAGGTAAGGACTTTAGAAGAGAGATGCGTTATAGCGTCACACCACGTGCTGTTAAAGATTACACTGGTGATGGCATTACATATCTGGATGAGAACCTTGATGATAAGGAAACACTCATTACAGTTGGTAGTGCTGCCGGACTTGCAGTTGATAACAGAATTTACATCGACACAGAAACTATTAAGATTAAGGAGATTGACGGCAATAACCTTGTTGTCCTCCGTGGTGAAGATGGGACTTCTGCAGCAGAACACGTACAAGGTTCTACTGTAGATCTTATTGATACTGCTGATGATGCACTCATTGAATTGGGTGATGACTTCGGATTTAATGAAACTACTTCATTCTTCCAAGACTTCAAGCAGTACAGTCCATCTCAAAATGCTGACGTTGATGCGTAATTATGGCAGACTTCACTGAATTAGAAAAAACATTTGATGTAGCAAGCGAAGTTGTTGCAGATGTTAAGAAGGTTGGTATCCAAAAACCACCCCTAGAAAGGGATAAGACGGATATCAGAAATGACTACGAATATACAAGAGGCAATTTATACTCTATCATTGAGAAGGGACAAGAAGCAATTAATGGAATTCTTGAACTTGCTCAAGAGAGCGAAATGCCCAGAGCATACGAAGTTGCAGGACAACTCGTCAAATCAGTCTCAGATGCCACCGACAAACTGATGGATCTGCAGAAGAAACTTAAAGATGTAGAGGAAGAGAAAGAAAGGTCGCCTACTAGTGTAACTAATGCATTGTTTGTTGGTTCAACTAATGAATTAGCAAAGATGCTAAAAGATGCAACAAAGGCCCAAAATAAATAGACATATGGTTAATAAAACTCCTCTTGCTGATCTACCGTCAATAGACGAGTTTATTGTCGAGCCTGAAGAACTACCTTCAATAGCAGAATTCCTTGAAGAGGAAGTTGTAGAAGAAGATACTCTTCAGAGAACTGACATTCAAACCATTGAAGATGCTGATGGAAACTCCTTTCTAGAGATAGAAGATGTAATCAAGGCACCTGAATGGGGTGAATTGGTAAGGATGGTTAATGATGTCCGTAACGACATCCCAGAGATACCGGAGATAAAAGATTATGAACCACAGTTAGAAGAGATTTCTGCTACTATCCAACAGGTAAAGCAAGAGATTCCCATAGTTCCTGAGGTGAGGTATTATGAAGATGAGTTACAAGCATTACGAGAAACTATTAGTAAAGTTGAAGAGTCTATCCCTTCTTTACCTGCTTGGATTCACAAAGTCACCGAAGTCCCTGATTTTGCTTGGGTTGGAAAAGGATTCAATGTTATAGATGAAGACTTTAGAGTTGTAAGAGATTCTGTATCAACTTTAGGGAATCGTATTGAACAAGAATTAGAAAAGATACATGAAGAGTCAAACACTAAGGAGTTTGAAACAAAGACTGACTTTAAGACTATTCATGAGAGGGTTAATATAGTAAGAGAGGATATCTTTAAGCAATTAAAGGAGCAGTCTAGTGTTATCTGGAATCTACAAAAGAAATTAAAGGCAAATCAAAAAGAATTTGAGATTGCTTTCAATGAGAATCTTGGTGAGAAATTTGATGTATTTCAAGATGTAACTAAGAAAACAGTAGAAGGGTTACAAGAATCCTTTACTGATTCTACTACAACTCTTGCTCATTATATGGATAATGAGGTTAAGTCTCTTCAAGAAAGAATAAAGACTCTACCAAAACCAAAGTATTATGAGCAAGAACTTAAGAATATTAATAAAGAACTTAAGAATTTAACTGAGTTGAAGGCTCTTGTTTATGATATAAAGACTAAACAAAAAGTACTTGAGGAAGGTTATCTTTTAAGTGAACCTCCAAATCAAGGAGAGAATATTGGTAGTGGGGAAGATCCATTAACTCCAATGGATCAAAACTTTGCTACCCATGAAGATTTAGCAAAG